TTGGCCCATGATCCGTTGAGCGCGTCGCCTCCCACCTTGGACCATGCTCCGCCAGATGGCAGCGCCCATACCTGCGAGCCAGCGCCAATTTGGTTGAATCCAGCGTAAAGCGTCGTACCGATCATCACCGCGCCGCGCTGCCGGCTATCGACGCCGTCCGTAACCCATGAGCTATTGATTCCCGCCGTCCCCGCGATTTGTGACCAGACTGGACCGCTCGCGGCAGGAATACCGAAGTACCGTCGACCGGTGGTGAGCGCATCGTCGCTCAGATCCAGCTCCTGCCGCGATTTCGTCGAGTCGAATGTCAAATCCGTCGAGACCGAGCTATCGCTCAAAGAAATTACCAGCGGCTCTCTGTCCACTTCCATACCGGCAATGATCTCGTCACGCAGCGCGTTGATCTCGTTGACCGAAGCCTGATGATCGACGTTCAATTGAGCCTCGAACATTTCGTATTGCCATGCGGCCCAGCGGATCCGCTGTTTCGCTTGATCGATATAGTCGAGCGTCAGCAGGTCGGCGTTTTTTACTGCCACGTATTGCGCGACCACCGTCGCCATGTTCACGTTGACCGTGTAGTTTTGGGCCGGGATGTGATCCCCTTGGAAATATCCGAACCAGCCGGGCAAATGCGCTGTTTCTCCGAGTGGGATTCCGCGCCATCCATCCTCGGTGACTTCAGTCACATCCTCGTCTTTCGTCTCGTAGAGACCGACGCCGGAATCCTGTCCTGTCACTTCGATTGAAATACCTTGCAGGTGCGTGTTCAGCTCCGGAGCATAGAGAATGCGCGACTCCTCGTTGTCGTCGCCGATCGCATAGCGCCAGTAGACGTTCAGCTTCTTTGCTGGATTCACGATCATCTGCAGGCGAGCCTTGTAAAAATGGGCCGTGTACACTTCAGCCGGTGCGCCACCTTCACCTTCAGATTTCAGCTGCACAACATATTCGTGGCCATCGGTCAAAACTGTTGGCGCGAATGTTTCCGTTACCGTCGATGGCAGCGCCGGGCCGATCAGCTCGACGGATCCCACGATGACAGAATCGGTGATGTCGAAGAGCGAGCATGTCGCCGCGCCGTCAACGATGCTCATTGTGGCAACCAGCCGGACCGCTTCGAGTCGATCCCACGCAGCAGCGATGTACCTGAAGATCGCACTGCCCGGAATGTCAATCTCTTCACCCTCGGTGGTCACAAACGCACTTTCGAACACGTCGTTTTCCGATGGATCGTGCTCGTAAGTCGTCATCGGAAATTCGATGATTGCCCGTCTGGCATTCTGCGAGTACGCAATCAGGCGCAGCTTTTCCAACTCAAATGTCGCGCTTGGCAAGATGGCCGGTGCCGGATAGATCGACCGGTCCGGCAGGCCGCTGCCTGCGGGGAATCCCGTGAATGGCGCGGCCTTCTGCATTGACACCCGATACTTTTCTGTTCTGCTGGCGAACGTCGTCCACGGTGTTTCGTACCGGATCCGCTTTTTGAAAGTCTGCGCCGGAACTTCCATTGTGAACACGACTACAGGCCCGTCGAGTGGCCGTTCGATGTTCATCCGCTCGATGTAAATATGCCGGCTCAGCGAATAGGAATCATTCGTGACGATCGCCTCAAACGTGAACGTCGTCTCACCACCATAAAGCGCCGGGTTGAACGTAAACTCGGACCGCGCAAACCGCGCCGTCTCCGGCCCGCCTGAAAATGGCGTGTAGAACGAGAATCGGCCAGCGATCCCTTCGTCCAGAATTTCAATCGGCGCTTCGACGTCAATTGGTGGTGTCGGAGGCTCGACTGTCTGCGGCACTCGCAGGATCGACCGCACCGTCATTTCCTGCCCGTCCAGATCAATCGATATACCGATGATCTTGATTTCTCTCGCGACGTAGCCGCCCGTCTCCAGTCCCCAATGCGTCGTGATGAACGCCAGAGCCGCCAACTCGACATCGTCCAACACTTCCGGCGTCGGCATTGTCCACGTCTGGCGATAGCTGCCCAGCGCCATGAAGCTCGCACGCCGTGCCGTCACATCTGCGGCCGTCAGCGGATCCGCGACGCAATAAAGGTCGAACACGTCGGACTCAATCCGTGGCGTTCGAATTGGATCGCCAGCTGAATCCAAGACCGGATCGCCACTGGAATCCCTCTCGATGTCGCCAACGGTGAGCTGGTCCGCAGTGTTGTTGTAAACCTCTGTCGATCCCCACTCTCCACTGGCGACGTTTTGATCGAAGCGATACCGGATCTGGTTCAGCGTCGGGCTCGCGATCTTCTCAAAGAACGAATCCCTTTTGATGAATCGGCCTTCCGTGAACAGCGGTTGCGAGGAGTCGCTCTCGTCTGTGAAATTCAGCGTCGTCAGCGCGTCTCTTGTCTGCAGCAGATCCACTTGAAACGATGTGCAGAACCGCGCCAATTCTGCACGCGCCACAATGGACTCCGTGATTGCATGGTCGCAGTAGTAAGGATCAAATCCCGTCGAACTCGACGAATCGATGATCGGACCAGTTGCAAACTTTGAATGCAGCGCCACGATTCCAACCGTATCGAAGTTGGACGCCGGGCCGGGCCTTCGCAGAAATACCTGCGTCAGCACGATGAAGAAATCAATCGGGTTCCGCAACGGTCCCGTCAGATCGGAGTGCGTCAGTGCCGGCAGCGTTCCGAATGCTGGCCGGAAATCGATGCCGTCGATATCGGCCCGGATTTCGGTCCCGTCCGGTTGCTGCAGAATGAAATCGATGAACGTCGCGTCATAGCTCACACCCTCGATGACGATGGGCTCGACGTCGACGTTGTATTCGCCCGGATCGACGGGCGTGAAAATCCCCTCTCCCGGCTGCTTGCGATAAATCCCAACGACGTTCCACACCGTATGGATTGCCGCACCCCAGCGATCGCCATGCGCGACCGAATAGCTGATGTGTGGAAGCGCGATGACACCCTGCGGATTGAGCGGATTGCTGCGCTTCTGACCGAACACGATCGGCAGGAAGCCCTCGTCGCTGTTCGCCAACTCTGGAAAGATTGACCGTGTGACCGTGTTCGGGATCTCTTCGTCGATCCATGCGTAGGTGCGATCGCGCAGCGTGACCTCCGCGTATCCGGGACCGAAATCGAAGTCGGTAATCTCTCCAGTGAAGCAAGGCAGCGTCGCGGATTCGGACGCGCCCTGTTCGATGATCTTCAGCTCCATAAAGCGCCGGCGTGGCGTCTGATGGGCCAGAAGATCGTGCCATTTGCGATCGGTGTCGATCAAACGGATTTTCGCGTCTGAGATTTCAGGGATGCCCGATGGTGTGGAGATTGACCGGTCGATGATTCCCCACTGCTTCACGCGGCCGTCGTAGAGGCGTGTAGGGTGCCGGATCGGACCCGAGCCCAGATATTCGTTTCCGGAGTCCAGAAACATTGTGGCGATCACATACCAGCTGGCCACCTATGCTCCGATCTCCCCTTCAGTGGGCTCCTGCGTCAGCTCCAGCGTGTATTCGTAGAACGGCATTTCGACGCCGCCAACCACTCCCGGCTGGTCGATCTCTGTTGGTTTGAAGTGCTGCTCTTTCCTCACGTAGAACGCTTCGCCTGCGGAGTCGGAAGCGTCCTCCACAAAGTAAAAAGGTGTCTCCTGCCCGCCAACCGCCAGATGCAGCGTCCGGAAGAATTGCAGATCGACTTCGCTGACACGAAACTTCAGTGTCCAGAGTCGGCGCGAGAATTGCTTGTAGACGTAGCGCTTCCCACGCTCTGTTTCGATGACAAGATCTCCCTCATCGAAACCGATTGGGTTGCTGCCGAACAGCTCGCCGACCGGAAAGGTCAGCACCGAACCCGGATCCGAAATGTAGTAACCCCTTGCGCCCATCTTATCTCCGGCAATTCAATTGCATTAAGCTGGCGTCGCCGTGACATTGGACACGACGCCGTTTAGCGAATCTGAAATGATCTGCGACCACTTCTCTCGAACACCGCGCAAGCCAGTCTCCAGCACGTCCGTGATGCCGGGAATGATCGTGTCCCGAATCTCGGCGATCGTGACGTCGCCGACATCGAAGCTGAAATTGTTCTCGACACTCAGGTAAACGCTCACGGGCGGCAATGCGGATCCAGTCCCCGCAAGGCCGGTGGTGATTGCCGCCGTCAGCTGTCCGAGTGCTGGAACCAGATCCTTCACCGCGTCTGCAAATGTCGTCGACGCCGATGCCGCGAGCCCTGTTTGTGGGATTCCCGCCATTGCGGCCTTCGGCGTGCCGTCCGCGTTCAGCGTCGCTGCCTTTGCGTCTGCTGCGGATTGCAAATCTGCAATCGTCGTGTCAAAGCCGCTTCGCAGGTTCTGCCAGTTGCGGCCGAAAATTTGATCCTGCTGAGCAAAGAATTGATCGACCACTTTCCGCTGATTTTTTCCGCCCTTCGCAAATTCATTTGCTGCCTGAGTGACGTCACCGAGTGTCGAGGTCAGCGTGTCTCGTAGGGCCTTGGCCTCGTCCAGCGTCAGCGTGCCGCCCGCTTTCTTTGCGTTGAACTCGTCAACGACGTTACCCAGATTCCTACCGAACTCGTTCTGAGTTTGGCCGGTGAAGACACTGGCCTGCTTTCTGCCGGCTCCGATGTAGTGGTTTGCGATCAGCGCTGCCGCACCGATTGCAGCTCCAATGCCGAGCGTCGCCGCGCCCGATAGTCCGAGCACCCCTATTGACCCAGCGGACCCAGCCGGACCCATTGCTGCCGCGAGACCGCCCGCGCCAGCAGCTGTCGAACCTGCCGCTCCCGCCGTACCCAGAACTGGACCTGCAGCGCCTCCGGCCAGATGTGGAACAGCGGATCCGCCGATCCCCAGAAAACTCCCGATCTTCGAGCCGATCCCGCCGGTGATCTTGCTGAGCACGCCATTAACGAGGCCCGCCAGCTGCTTTCCCCATGCCGCAAATTGTTTCTGAAGCGGCTTGAACAGCTCCGCAAAGAAATTCTCGACGAACGATTTCCCGGTCTCTGTCGCGATTCCCTTCAGCGCGTCCTTCATCGACTTCGCACCGAAAATCACATCGGTAATTCCCTTCGCGAAGTCGACTACGATTTGAGCCATTGCGTTTGACCACGCCTGCTCCCACTGCTTTGCCTCTTCCTCGTTTTTCTTCGCCTCTTCCCGTTGCCGGATAAGCGCCAGCGTTGCCGGATCCAACTTGATGCCGAATTCCTTGGCGTTCCTCCCCGCAGTGTCCAGATCCCCACCGAGTGCAGCGATCGTATCCGCTGTCAGTAGTCCCTGCCGCGACAACTGCTGTATCGCCTCGTCCAGTCCAGCCGCCTGCTTTCTGGCGTCCGCAATATTCTCCAGCGCTTTTCCACCAATGATGTTGATCGGTGGCGCTAAGGCCGTCGGCGCGATCAACGGCAGAATTGGCTGGACCGGTTTGAATTCCGGCTTGAACTTCATCATTTCTTCCAGCGCGTCTTGGGTTTTCTTCAAGTTCGCCAGATTCGAAATTTCAAATGGAACCGGAGTTTTGCTGGCCAGCATCGCGTCGTTGACCTTGACGATGTCATCGCCCAGCCGTTTTAGAATCAGGTCTGCCGTCGCACCGTTTGCGCTCAGCTCCTTAATTGCAAGGACCAATGCCGGCGCTTTCAGTTCTTCTGCGCTGAACGATTTGACGATGCTCTCGACCTCGTCCTTCAGCTTCTTTGTGGACTCCGCCGTATCGATCGCAGCCTTGGCCTGAGCCTCATATCTAGCAACCAGTCCAGTGACGGCGATCCCATGCTCGCGCTGTGCTTCCGCTGCCGCGACGATCTCTCTCCTGTAGATCGCGATGACATCGGCGGACTTCATGTGCTGGGATTCCAAAAGTTTCAGCTCTTTGTTCAGATCGTCGGCCGGAGCCAGAGCGACCTTGAACTTGTCGACCAGCTTCTGCTCCTCGTCGGTCAGTTTCTTAACTTTTGGGGCCGCGTCCTCGGCCGCTTTAGCAGATTTTTCTGTAGCCTTTGCGTAGTCCTCACGGGCTTTCGCCGCAGCAATCAGGATCTGACCACCGCGTGAGATTTCCTCACTCAGCTGATTTTCGGTCTTCCCTGTTTTATCGATGACGATTCCGTGCTCTTTGAGGCTCGCGATCGCACGGTCGGTGCTCGTCATTTCCAATTCCTGCGCGGCCTTCAGTTCTTTCTTGGCGCGGATCCAGTCCATTGTCGCGTTGACCAGCTGCAGAACCTCGTAGGCCAGCGCCGCGAATGCGAGTGGCACTGCGATTGCCATCAGTGCCGTTCCCAGCGCCGACATCGCAGCCGTCAGCGACCACGTCGTCACCGTGAGCCCGCCGACTCCTCCAGCAAGCTCGCCCACCACAACGGTCGTTTGGCCTGCCTGTATGGCGAGAGTCACGATCTGCCGGATGTTATCGGCATTGCGCCATGCCGCCCATGCCAGCGCAACCAGACCCACGTCGATTGCGAAATCCTTCAGGCCCTCACCACCGTTTTTGAGCGCCTCGTCGAACGTCTTCATGGCCTCGACCAAAGGTCCGCCCTGTGTCATTACGAAGCGGTCCACGACCCTTTGCGCGTCGTTCCAGATGTTCGACCATTGTGTTTTGATGTTGTCCTGCTGCCGGCGGAACGCCTCGTCCGTCACGCCAACGGCGTTCTTCATGTCCTTCAACGTATCGGCGTAAATTCCGGCCTGTGCGCCAGTCAATGCCAGAGCCGCCTTGAAAGCGCGAACGTCGCCGAACAATGCTGCCTGCGCTTCGAGATTCCCGTCGGTGGCCTTTACCACTTTGTCGATTGCGCCCTTCAATCCAAGGTGCGCCAGCTCCTGAGCGTTCAGCTCAATGCCCAGCTCGTGCGCGACTTTTTTTGCTTCGACGCTTGGATCGATAAAGGCCAGCATCGCCCGGTTCAGCGATGTCGTCGCCGTATCGGCGTCGATGCCGGCGCGTGTCATGATGGCGATGGCCGCGCCAATATCTTCAATGGGAACCTTGGCCTGCGCTGCCGTGGAAATCACGTTGCCGAGTGCGTGCGCCAGCTCGCCACCGCGTACCACACCGATTTTGATCGTCTGGGAAAAGACGTCAGAAATGTGAGCTGCGGTTCCCGCCTCTTTGCCGTAGGCGTTCATTACCGTGGCCAGCAGCCTTGCAGAATCTCCCGCGTCGAACAGCTGTGCTGAAGCCAGTTTCGCGGATGTCGCTACGAAGTCGATGGCCTTGGCCGGTTCAACGCCGGCGGACAACGCCTCGTAAAGCGCGTCCGCCAGTTTCGTCGAACTGCCCAGATTGCCATCCAATTGCAGCAGCTGATCGCTCAGTTTTCCGACGTTTACGTCGGTCCCGCCCAGCAAGCTGTTCACGTTCGAAATGGACTGCTGGAAGTCGAGCGCCGCCCCAGCAAGATCCTTGAACACGCCGACCGCTGCCTGAGCACCCAAGATAATTCCGAACGTCGCGGCGAGGCTCTTTGCCAGCCCGGTGATCTTCGTCGTCACGCCCGAAAGATTGACGTTTTTCTCAACGCCCTCGTCGATCGATTTCCCGACGGTCGCTCCAGCCTCGCCTGCGATCTTTTGCAGCGCTGGCTGTGCCGCACGCAACGAATTCTGGAAATTGCGGATGTCCGCTTCCAGTGCGATGAACGCTGACCCGACTTGTCCGAAGTTATCAGCCATTTTTCTTGTTCTTTGCCTGCTGCTCTTTTTTCAAGCGCCGTTTCTTTTCCAGAATCTCAGCACCCTCGTCAGCGATGCTCTTTGTGGCCTTCACATCGTCTTCCGTTGGTGGAGCGTCGCCGGTGTTCAACCGTCGCAACACGCTCTCCAGCGAAGGCATTCGCTTCGCACGCTGATACTCTGCCGTTTTCCAAGCCAGAATAATGACGCGCTCCAACTCCATCTGCTGCTGTCGGACCCATGCCTGATTGATCTGCTGGATCTCTCTGAACGTCAGCCGCCAGAATTGCTCGTGAGTGATTCCGATTCGAATGGCGGCTTCGACGATGGAATCCCAGAACTCGTCGAACCCGACTGTTCGTTTTTTCTTTCTGGATCATCCTCTTCGCCTTTTTTCTTTTTGGACTCGGTCGCTTTTGGTGCCGCTGCGGCCAGTGCGGCAAGCAAACCCTCCATCGCCTCGACCAGTCCTCCCGGCAATTTGTCGATCAGGTCGTTGACCTCATCCACCATGTAGGGCCGGGCTCGCGTCTCTTTCCGTTTGCGACCGCCCTCCATCATCGCCCACATGACCAGAACCATTTCCATGACTCCAGCCCGTCGGGCCATAACCCTGTCGATTATCTCTCCCGCGTTCGTCGGCAGCTTCTCACGACGGCAGTGGACGTCCAGTGCGTACTGCGCGTGCGTGTTGAAACAGACCGGATAGTCCTGTCCGTCAATCGTAATTACGGCGTCGATCATAAATCCTCATCGGTGTTGTGGTATGTGGCCGTGGCGGCATTGCTACCGCCACGGCTAGATTTTGAGAACGCTCAGTATGGAGGCCATGCCGCCTCCCTTATACCGATGGCTCCCAATCGTTGTTGAGAGAAACTTCCATCTTCATCGTGGACTTGTCCTGATCGGGATGCGTCTCGGAAAGATCGATGATGATACCGGTCGCTTCCTCGATCGCGGTCCCCGTCAGTGAGTCCGCCGTATCGCGATAGAACCGCTGAACTTTGATGTTCTCGCGATCACGATAAGCAGCTTTGATGAATTCCTGCGCCGGATCGGCAGTCTGGAAATTCAGGTCCAGCGACACGGATGCCTTGGCCCGTCCGGGGACGCGCTCTCCAAGACGACCCGATAGCTTGTCGGACACGTCGATTTCGTTCGTCGTGTCGTTGAAGCTGACGCCCATTTGCCCGCCGACTCGGACCCAGTTTTCACCGGCCGAATCCGACAAGTTGACGTACAGCAGAACTCGCGCTCCATTGATACCCGCCATGCTCGTTGTCCTCCATTCGCAAATGTTGAAACTGCATTCAGCCCGTCTCTTCGATCCTCAGCTGAACTTTGATTAGAAGACCCAGCACCGTCTCATCGGTCTCCGCCGGAACCGGACCCATCGCTGAAGCGACTACGGTAATCGCTCCGTCTATTGCCAGTTCGTGCCGGTGAAACAGGTCCGACACTCGCTCGGCAATGGTGGTGACCAATTGCTTGTTTCCCTCGTTGGCCGTATAGCAGCCAATGTCGAAGGAAATTTGCCTGCCCGGCTCCGTTTTCGTGTCGTCGGGCGCATCGGTCAAATTCGCATAATTCCAAAGGTAGGGCAGTGGCGCGTCTTCCGGCACGTATGGCATGTCCAGAAAGATCGCTGGCAGTGCGTCGCCCACCGAGTCGACGCCAAACGTCCCCAGCAGCGCCAGTAGCACGGCGTCGCTTGTCAGCCTGTCGTAGATCGGCGCTGTTAGATTCATCCCCGTGAAAAGATTCCTGCGATTTGCGACCAGCTGTCAACCAGTGATGGTCGCAGATATGGACGAGGCGCAAGACTGGTGTTGCCGCCTGCTCCGCGACCCGCCGAGCCCAGCTCCAGCGGTCGCGCATAAATCAGATTACTGCCCACTCGTGCGGTAATTCGCGTCCCGCTTCGACGTACGTCGTGCGTGATGCTTTGCCGCAGATGGCCATAGAGCACGTGAGGCGGCTGTCCCGGCCGTGACGGGTTCAGTCCGATGAGTCGACCGCTTGGCAAGCGTCGCACGGCCTGTCCCGTACTGATGCGACCAATGACGCTTGCTTCAATAACCAGCGCACATTGGTTCAGCCGGCGTTCCAGATCCAGTGCCATGCGTTCGACCGCAGCCGCGTCGTCGATTGTCAGCTGCACCGAAATTCTAGCCATGTTGGACCTCCTCAGCGAGCACCTTCGTGTAGATGTCGACCGATGGAATCAGCTTCGCAACGGTCACGCGGAACCTCCGCCCGTTGAAAATATACTCGTCATTGACCACTGAGTCGGCACCCGTCTCAAGATAAATCGCGTGCGATACTTTGGCCTGATGCTGCTCGCCGATTAATACTTCCTTCGAGCTGGCCGGGTTCACGCGGCCGATCACGGTCCCGATGGTCGTCGGAACGTCCTTAAACACGCCCTTTCCCTGCGAAACGCGCACCTTTCGCTGGTGCTCCAGCGTGTGAATCAGCAGATGATTGACTTGTCCGGCAACGGCCATCTTTACCTCATAACGCCATGTAGTCTTTAACCCAAGGCTCCGGCGCATCTATCGGTTTCGGGCTTCCGTGGAAGCAAACCACTCTCGCGTTCTGCGGCATTGTGCCATATTCGCGGCAGTGAACCTTATAGGAAATGACCTGCCCCGGTACTAAATTCTCCCAGAGCTTCGCGCCCGGATTCTGACGGCTAATCCATTCCTGATCCCCGGCCCGGCCGCATACCTCCATCGTCCGCTCCGGAGACCGTGCGAAGCTCTTGTAGATGTCGATCTGATCGTTGGCTGTCCACATCATCATTCCCGATGCCAGTGCGATTTTCCCGTGTCGTGGTGGACGTTTGTAGAAGTCTCCCAGCATGATCCACGGCTCCCGGCGCTCCGCAATATCGCCAAGATTCCCCATGATGATCGTGTCCAGATCGATGTATAGCACCCGCGCCTCTTCCGGAAATACCGTCCGGAACAGCTCCATTTTCGACCACCATCCCGGCCAGTTGTGCGCCAGCTTCACCGTTTCAAGGTCGGATAACCCAAGCGCCGCGACGCCTTCGGCCATATCAGTGAGGCATACGAACTTGTCGAAGTCCGCGCCGCCGACTCGCACGACGCCGCGATACAACCGCCCGACATCGACCGGATGGTAAAAGCCGCCAGACCGGAGAACGCATGCGATAATCAGCATTGGCCCTCCAGCGGCTTCACTCGATTCAGATACACGTCGCTGATACTGACGCTCGCGTGTTGCTTTAGCAGCGTGCAAATGATCTCTGCCGCCTCGGCAACGTCGATGCAATCTTCAAGGTCGTTCCGATGGCTCAGCATCGTAGTATTCATCGCTCCCGGAAACACGTCCATAACCTGCACGTTATATGGCCGGGCCTCATCGCGCAGCGTTTGTGAGAAGCCTTTGAGCCCGTGCTTCGCTGCCGCGTAGATGGTCTCCCCGGATCCTCCGCGTATTCCCGCTGCTGAATTGATGTTCACGATGACCCCAGAGCGCTGCTTTTTCATGTAAGGGTAAATCCGTCGCGTGACACAAATCGGCGCAATCAGATTGACCCAAAGCGGATCCAGAATCTGCTTGTCATCCATCGACTCGAACGGACCATTCGAATATACGCCCGCGTTGTTGATGAGCACGCCGACGCCGCGCTCAGCAGCGAATTGCTCCAAGTCCAGAAGCGTCCCCTCATTGGTGAGGTCGCCAAGCACCACGGCAAAACGCATCGCCTTGTTGCAGCGCTCGACCGTTTTTGCCATTGCCGCGTCGTCCCTGCCTTGTAGGATCAAATCGAAGCCAGCCCTTGAAAGATGAATCGCCAGCTCGCGCCCAAGCCCTCGACTCGCTCCGGTGATGATTGCGGATTTCTTCAGCACTGCGGCACCAGTTGCTCCAACAATTCGTCGATGTTCTGCGACGGTGCAAGGTTTAGTTCGGCAAATGACAAATCCATCATCGGCTGAAGGCCCAGCCCCAGCATGTCGGAAACCTCACGAACCAGATCGACGTGTGTCGGATAATAGCCCTTCGTCAGCGACGTTGCCGTCGGACAGGAAACGTCCGGGCATGTCATCGCCTTCAGCCCTCGGATTTGCTGGCGCAGTGGAACGGTGATCGGACTCCCGCTGGTCATGACGTTCGAAATGACTTCGTGCGCCACGCTGAATGCCGGCGTCGATGCGTCGATTGCAATTAAATTGCGCGTTTTCGCGACGGACTTCAGGATCGTTTCCATGTCCATCGGATACAACGACACCAAATCTATGACTTCGATGCTCACACCAGCGCAGGTGCGAAGCAATGCCGCAGCTTTGAGCGCCTCCACAACCATATCGCCAACCGCAACGACGGTTACCGCGTCCCCTTCTGCCATCACACGCGCCTTGTCCAGCGGGATCGTGTATGGCGATTCCGGAACTGCACCCTTCAACTTGTAGAGCCAGCGATGCTCCAAAAAGATGACCGGGTTATTGTCGTCGACAGCTGACAGCAGCAGCCCTTTTGCCGTAGCCGGCGTCGATGGCACGACGACCTTCAGGCCCGGCACCGCAAAGAAAGATCGCGCCGAGCGCGTGTGCTGTGGACCATTGCCCCATTGTCGACCGAGCGCCACTCGAACCGTCAGCGGGCACGGATAGTCACCGCCGAACATATAATTCCAGTTCGCGGCCTGTGTCAGCAGCGGATCCACCGCATAGAACGCGAACTCGATGCGACCATGATGCACGATGGGCCGGAGGCCGGATGCCGCCATGCCCACCGCCATTCCGGTGATCGCATTCTCGGAACATGGGATGTCATGCACGCGTCCCGGATATTTCTCCAGAAGCCCGCCAGTCGTACCATCCGCGCCGTTTGGATAGGTGACCCCAAGACCGAACATGTGCGCGTTAGCGTGCTTCTGCATCGCTTGAAACGTCGCCTCTTTGATCGCATCGGTAAAACCCAGAACTCGATTCATTCCCTCTCCTATGCCGCGAAGTCCAAAACGATGTACCGTAGGAAAACTTTCAGCTTATTCGCTGCGTTGCCTCCCGTAAAGTTTCCGCTCGATCCGTTCGTGGCATAGAGCTGCACCGCCTTGTTGACAATATCCGCGTCGACGGTTCCCATGCCAGTCGCCATCGCCATCGGGCTATTTTTGTTGACCGAAGATCCCAAAAGAAGATCTCCGATAGTGACATCCGCCATTGGATCAGCCGGAGACGGACACCCGACATCCAAGTGCACGCTCATATCGAAATTCGAATACGCGCCATGAGATTCAAATCTCAGATATGCGGCGATGACCCATGCGATCTTGTTTGCTCCCGGTGCTGCGATCAGCTCCACTCCGGTTGTCGGAAGAGCCTTAATCTGCGCATCGGTCAGCGTGATCTCCTCTTTGATCAACACGCTGGCGAGATTATCATCGGATTGTTGAAGAGCTTCCGTCTGTACGCTGACTTCCCGTCTCGAATGTTTGATTACCGGCGGATCGTTTGTTCCTGCCATAACTCACTCCTGTCATAAATAAATGCCGTCCATCAGCTCAATCTCAGACGGCATCGCTGCTCTTCTGGTCATTTCCATTGCCAGCGCCACGTCATTAATTTCTTTCTCCTGCAGTTCGTCCAATTCCTTCGCTTTGAATCCACATGCCAGCAGAACATTTCTCAGAATCAAGATCGGGTCTTGTCTCTCGCGCTCAGCCTTAACATCTTCGCTTCGTACGCTCTCGTCGCAAATCGGCCCGGAGTGCGCCATTTCCCGATAAACTCGCGCTTCAATGACGGTTGGACCGCCCGAGTGTGTGTGCTTTCGTAGCTCTCTGGTTGCCTCATACACCTTGCGGAAGTCGTTGCCGTCAACCGGAACGTGACGCATTCCTAATCCGCTACAGATCGCGCCAAGGTGGTATCCCGGACCGCGCCGCGCATGCAATGGCGAGTTCACCGCGAACAGATTATTCTCGACGACCATCAGCAGCGGCAGTTTCCATAGCGCCGCGAGGTTGATCGTTTCGTAAACGACTCCCTCTTCTGAAGCTCCATCGCCGAAAAATACAGCCGTCGCCAGATCGTCGTCAGTGTGCTGCTTCTGCTCGAAAGCGGATCCAGCTGCGATTGGAACCGCGCTTCCCAGAATTGGCGTCGAACCGGCAAATCCAACGGACCTGTCCAGCATGTGCATGGAGCCGCCTTTCCCCTTGCAGCAGCCGGTTGCTTTTCCGTAGACCTCCGCGAGCATCGCGTAAAGATCGCCGCCTTTGGCCAGATAGTGCCCGTGGGATCGATGATTCCCGAACACGCGATCATTGTCGTCGAGCGCCAAACACACTCCAGCAGCGACCGCTTCCTGTCCAATAGACAGGTGCAGGAAACTGAAAATCTTGTTGTCGCGAAAATCTCTCGCGATTGCCTCTTCTGCGGCGCGAATCAGGCTCATCGTCCGGAATCCCTTTAGCAGAACGTCGTTCTCGATCATTACCTCTCTACCGCCTCTCTCTGATTTGCAAATATCAACAAATTTCCAGTATGTGAATTTTCGAAAGACAGCATCCGCAGCGGATTTGCTGCAGCCCTATAGAGGCCGTCGAACGTCCCGGCCGCGACCATGACGTCGTGGATATCGTCGACAAGGATCCACGTTGGTCGGGACTGCAGCGCCTTGACGATATCTCGCGCTTTCTGCTCCCGGCCGTGCCCACCGTCGATGTGAATCAAATCCACTTCCGACCAGCCAGCCGGCGTCAGTGAGGCCAGCGCGTCAGTCTCCACTGTTTCCAGCGTAACCTTTGGACCAATCAGATCGCCTAAGACTTCCTCTGGCGGCACTCCCATTTCTCCATTGTCGATGCCGTGGAATCGCAGGTCTGGATGCCCGTCGAGAAACGCCCGCGCCGAAACTCCCCAGCCTGTGCCGATCTCAACGAGACTCTCTGGCTGCAGCACTTTCGTTACAGCTCTCTTG